AGCCAAAAGAAAGCGGCGCTCAAGGCTATCAGAAGCGCACATGATGGAATTTCTTTTGCAAAGATGCAGAAGACCCCGCCATTCAGCAGATATAAGCGCCGCGAACTCCAAGATATTCTTTTGGCGCTGAAAGACGCCCAGCTTGTTGATAGTGAAATGCGGGCGGGCGGAGTCGGAAGACCGAGTGAAACCTATTTTGCGATTGAGGTTGAATGATGCTAATCACCCTCCCATTCCCGCCGAGCGTCAATTCTTTGTTTGGAGGTGGAAGCGCGCAAAAGCGTTTCCCGAGCAATAAATATAAGGAATGGCAGAAGTCATGCGAACAGATAGAAACATCGCGTTTTGAATGCGAGCGTGTATCTGTCACATATACATTCTTCTGGCCGGATTCACGCGCCCGCGACCTGTCCAATTATATCAAAGCGCCAGAAGATTTCTTGGTTAGGCGCGGAGTGATTGATGATGATAACTGGAAGATCGTCGAGCGAGTGGTTTTACTGAGCGGCGGAATCAGTAGGGAATATCCGCGCGTAGAGATTCAGCTTGAACCCGCCTGAGATGATATTCCTTGCAGATGCAGCACACAAATTCTTGCCATTGAGCAGGCGTAAGCTTTGACATATCAGTTTGTCCAAGCTCAACTAGGTACTCGCCGCCCATGCGCCCACCTGCAAGCGCTGCATTTATTTCATGCTCTTCCATTTTTCAAGCCCTTCAGGATTAGCAGACGGACCACCGAAGAAAACGAGACTTCATCCTTATCTGCAAGACGCTGAATAGTCGCCGCCATCTTCTCTGGCATGTAGATTTTTTTAAGCTGCATTTTATTTTCCTTTTTTCTGTTGACATGGCCCAATATGGCCTATAAGGTCTCACTTGTCAAACGCTAACCCACAGGAGTGAAAAGCATGACAACAATAGACCAAGTGGCAACTGAACTGCTTATTGTTAAGCAGCAGATTGCCGACCTAACCTCTCAAAAGAAACAGCTTGAAACAGCTTTGTCAGTAATGGCAGAGCCGGAAATTCTCGCTCAACTTTCCGGGAAAGACTATGGCGCTGGAACGGCGACTATTGCCAGTGACAAATACAAGATCAAGTATGTCGTTTCAAAGAAGGTGAAGTGGAATCAGGAAATGCTTGACGGCGTTTCGCGTGAGCTTGTAGCGCGTGGCGAAGACCCGCGCGAGTATATCACGGTCAAGTTTGACGTGAGCGAGAACGCCTACAAGAATTGGCCGATTTCTTTGCAGTCGATTTTTGAATCGGCGCGCACTGTTGAAATCGGATCACCAACCATCACCATCGAGGAGGCATAAACCATGGCACTAACTGTCACAAATACGAAAGACGAATCAGCACATTTTGTAAAGGTGCTGGTTCATGGTCCAGCCGGAAGCGGGAAGACCCGCCTCTGTGCTACAACCGGAGCGAAGACCATCATCCTGAGCGCCGAAGCCGGGTTGCTGTCTTTGCGTGGCCATGACATTGACGTGTTCACGGTCAAAACGATTGATGATCTCCGCCTTGCCTATACCGAGATGCAGAATGACAAAACATATGAATGGGTTTGCATTGACTCAATTAGTGAGGTTGCAGAGGTTGTTCTGGCTAACGAAAAGGAACAGACCAAAGACCCGCGCAAGGCATATGGCGAGATGCAGGACATTATGACCGGGCTTATCCGGGCATTCCGCGACCTGCCGAAGAACGTCTATATGTCATCTAAGCAGGAAAAAGTGAAGGATGAAATAACTGGAGGTATTATTTTTGGCCCGTCTGCCCCCGGCCAGAAGATTCCTGCTGCGCTTCCATACTTCTTTGATGAGGTGTTCGCCCTGCAAAACTGGAAGGACGCAGAAGGCAATCTGCAATCAGGTTTCCAGACGCAGCGCGACGCAAACTATGAAGCGAAAGACCGTAGCGGAGCATTGGATATTGTCGAGCCTGCCAATCTCGGCGCTATCTACAAGAAGATCATTGGCTCAACCAATAAGCAGGAGAAATAATCATGGGTAGCTTTGTAATTCCAGTTCAGAAAGCAAGCGTTGATGAAATTCTGGCTAACGCCGGAACGGGCGGAATGCCGCTTTTGCCGGACGGTGACTACACAGCTGTTTGCGTAAAAGCTGAAATGAAGGACACCAGCGCAGGCACTGGTAAATATCTGGCACTGACCCATGTCATCACGACCGGTCAGTATAAAGATACTGAGTTTGTAGACCGCTTCAATCTTGTCAATCCTAATCCGACTGCTGTGAAGATTGCATACGAACAGTATGCAAAATACTGTAAATCAATCGGCTATTCTGACTTGCAGGACGATGAGAGCAAGCTACGCAACCGCCCGTTTGTAATTACACTCAAGACTGAGAAGGGCGAACCTTGGAAGGATAAGGACGGCGTTGAGCGAATTGGCAAGGATAAATCTGTCATTGCCGGATATAAGCCAGCTCCAAGCGGTGTTGTAGCACAAACAGCTACAGCATCAGGATCATCTAACAAGATGCCATGGCAGGTGTAATAAAATGATACCGCTCGCGCCCAAAGACCCTACGCTTGAAGCTGTAAAACAGGCCATGCAGAAGAAGCATGAACTTGAGCCTCAACGTGACTATTTGGGCGCGAGCCTTATCGGCGAGCAATGCGCTCGCAAGATTTGGTATTCAATAAATCAAGATAAATTATCAATTAAAATAAAGCCTTTTGAGTTTACCACATTGGCAGCATTTGAGGACGGCCACCGCACTGAACAGCTTATTATCGACCGTCTACGCATGGTTGAAGGCATTGAAATTTGGGATAAAGATCAGAACGGAAATCAGTTCGGCTTTTCACATTTGGGAGGAAAACTAAAAGGACATTGCGATGGTATTATTCGCGGAATATTACAGGCTCCAAAGACAACGCATGTTCTTGAGATCAAGTGCAGCGCCGAGAAAAAATTTGGAGAATTGAAAACAGCTTTGGCGGCCCATGGTGAGAAGAAAGCGCTTAAGGTCTGGAATGAACAATATTTCATTCAGGCGCAGCTTTATATGCACTTCATGCAGCTTGACCGTCATTATCTGGTGTGCGCGCTATCTGGTGGACGCGACATGGTATCATGCCGTACAGAGTATGAAGCAGAAGTCGCCATGAAATATATCGACCGGGCTGAGAAAATCATAAACAGCAGGGCAGAGCCACCGCGCATTAGCGATAAGCCGGACTTCTGGATTTGCCGTTTTTGCAATTACGCGGAGCATTGCCACAAGAAATGAAGATATTACGCTCATATCAAGAAGCAGCTATTAAAAGCGTGTTTCAGTGGTTTGCTGATGGCAATACCGGACATCCGCTTATAGTAGCACCAGTAGGGGCCGGGAAAAGCCTGATGATTGCCGAGCTGGTTAAGCAGATACACCAGCAGGCGGCGCATACAAAAGTAGTTATTGTAACGCATGTCAAAGAATTGCTCGTGCAAAACGCTGATGAAATGCGCGGGCAATATCCTGATTGCGATTTTGGCTTCTATTGCGCCAGCCTCAAGCAAAAGCGGCTGCATAACGATGTGACGTTCGCCAGTATACAGAGCGTACACGATAAGGCATTGCGCTTTCCCAAAGCGCCGCAGGTCATCATTATTGATGAAGCTCATTTGGTGAGCCATAACGAGGCGACGCAATATCGCAAGTTTATAGATGCGTGCAAGCAGATTAATCCTAACTGCATTGTCATCGGACTGACTGGTACGCCGTTCCGGGCTGATACAGGCCGACTAGATGAAGGCGAAGGCCGTTTGTTTGACGGCGTTTGCTATGAGATTGAAATAGGCTGGATGATAAGCAACGGTTATTTGTGCAAGCCAGTAACACCAGACGTGCAAACTAAAATGTCAGTGACAGGCGTTGGAACTCGAAACGGTGATTATATAGCTGGTCAGCTAGAACGCGCTGTTGATATTGATGAAGTGACAAAAAGCTGCGTCAAGGAAATCGTGCAGCTTGGCGCAGAGCGCAAGAAATGGCTTGTCTTTACTGCTGGCGTCACGCATTGCGAACATACTAGAGACGCTATAAGAGCGCATGGGATTAGCTGCGAGATGGTTACAGGCGAGACGCCTGATGCAGAGCGCGATGATATTATACGCAGTTTTAAGGCCGGGGAAATACGCTGCATTGTTAATGTAGCTGTTCTAACGACTGGCTTTAACGTTCCGGATATTGACCTGCTGGCCTTTATGCGACCAACCAAATCACCCGTTCTTTACATTCAGTGCATTGGCCGTGGCATCAGGACAGCACCAGATAAGCAAGACTGTATGGTACTTGATTTCGGCGGAGTGATTGACGCACTCGGGCCGATTGATAAAGTTGATATTCGCAAGAGACATAAATCAGAAAAGGATGAGCAGAAAGAAAAATCAGCTCCAGTCATGAAGATTTGTCCTTCATGCGGCACTGAGTGCTGGTCATCGCAGCAATATTGCTATTCCTGTTCATACAGCTTCTTAAGCGATAAACTTGAAGCAGCGGCAAAGAACAAATACCTTCTTGCTAGCGATGAACCCCCAGTAAAACATAAGGTTATTTCTGTTTCTTACTCAAAACATATAGGAAAAGATAAGGTAATACCGACGCTTAAAATAACGTATTATTGCCTTACTGGATCATTCTCAGAATGGATTTGCTTAAGCCATGATGAATCTAATTTTGCCAGATTGAAGGCTGTGAAATGGTGGAATGATCGCAGCAGTTTTCCAGTTCCTATGTCTGTTGATGAGGCATTAGCTACACAGAAACTTGGAAATGTCACTGCATCTATCGTCGAATTTTCTCTTATGAAACCGACTGAGATAACGGTCATAAATGAAGGGAAATATAAGAGAATTATCGGATACAGCTTTGAATCTGCTACATCCGATAATGCCGACGACATACCTTTTTAGGCTTTACTCATACTTAGCCAAATCTTTATATGCTTTTTCTTAGTATTCTTTTTGAGTAAAATTTATACATTCATCACACTCCCAACTCTCTAAGAGCAGCCTCAATATGAGCGATACGATCCGGCGTCGGCACGATCTTGCCGTTGACGTACTGGCTAATCAGCGCATTGTTGACCTCGCAGTACCGCGCAAACGA